TGTTAATGCAGACCCAGAAGTTATGAAAGAGGTATTTGGAACTACTGATTATGATGAGGTTCAAGAAAAATTAACTATACAAGGGCCAGATGATAATGGTGAATATCAATTAGTATTTCAGGCAGAAGTAGGTGGTGATGTAGTTCCTATTTCTACTATTGCACCAAGACAAAGAGGATTGGGATATGAACCTGTGGTTAACTTGGAAATGAATCTACATCCTGTAATGAAAGAAAAGTTATATTGTGCCAACAAGAAAATCGGTAGAGATGTACCAGAGGCCGAACAATACGATAAAAAATATAAGTGTGAGGTGTAATATGAGGACTCAATTACTATGTACATTCACTAAACAAGACAAACTAAATGAATCTATTGATATCATAGTTTCTTGTAATAAAATTTTATATGATAAGGTTTATGTCTTTACAGATGTAAATGACCCATCACAATTGTTATGTACTTACAATGTGGAATTCAATGAAGACTTTCAAGAACCAACAATAGATACTATATCTCTTCATAGAAAGAAACAATCAAATACACTCTACACAATCAATGCATTGAATGAAGTTATTCGTTCAAAGAATAATGGAATCTTAGATAAGAAGTTTATGGTTGATTGAGATAAGTTTCAGAACAAACTAATAATAACAAATGAAAATGGATTAACAAAGATTCCTACAAAGATTCATTCCATTATTGATGTTAATGAATGGTTAAAATAAAAAAAAATAAAAAAAAATTAAAAAAAAATACGGTTTGGGATTTTTCCAATATATATATAAATATAACTTACTTAATTGGTCTTAAGTAAATTAGTTTTTTGAAAATTTGAAATCAGAAAGTACAAAGAGTAATTAACTTTGTATGGGATTGACCGAATAATGGGTAGACTTTAGAAGCCCATAAGGTAATCTGAAATGAGTTTGTGGTGAACCTACTGAGGTTAAAATAATTTCGGTAGTTGAGACATCAATCATTTAATGTATCTTCTGTAAAAACAATAGAAACGATTCTATTGACCTTATTGTGGGTAAGGGTAAAACTGAAATCCCACTTTATGACTGAATCAATCTAATCTTGGAGAGATAAGGTAATAACACAGAGGTTGTACTCACTTCAATGAGATTAACCATCTTGAGAAGAATCATCGTAACTGATGGGTGTTAGGTACAAGGTATAAAAAATCCAAGCTTCAAGTTGTAGGTAATCGTTAGTCCTACATCCCCATAGATTTCATAAACTTAAAAAAAATGGTCACACGATTTTTAGTTTCCACCTTATTTACAAACTTAAAAACAAGATGACCATTTTTTTTTTTGCAAATAATAAAAATAAATCCGTTTTTTACAAATATATATGATATATATTATTGTATCAAGGTTATACTTGAATACCAATTAACAATTAATAGATTAACAAATAGGAGATAAACAATGGACTTAAATGCTATTCGTAAGAGGTTAAATCAACTTCAAACAACAAACAACAGAACATCAAGTCTTTGGAAACCACAACCTGGTAAAACTCAAATCAGAATCGTTCCTTATTCATTCAATAAAGACAATCCTTTCATTGAGTTATTTTTCCACTACAATCTCAATAATCGTTCATATCTTTCACCAATATCCTTTGGAAGACCTGACCCGATTGAAGAGTTTGCACAGAAACTTCGTGGAAGTGGTAACAAAGAAGACTATCAGTTGGCTCGTAAATTAGAGGCAAAAATGAGAACTTTTGCACCTGTTATCGCAAGAGGTGAAGAGAAACAAGGAGTAAAATTTTGGGGATTCGGTAAAACCGTATACCAAGAATTACTTTCTGTAATCGCTGACCCTGATTATGGTGATATTACAGACCCAGTTAATGGTCGTGATGTTGTAGTTGAGTTCATATCCGCAGAGGAAACAGGAGCTAGTTATCCTACAACAAAGATTAGAGTAAAACCTAATCAAACACCAATTTCAGACGAACCTGAAATCTTAGAGAAAGTCAAAGAACAACAAGACATTCGTGAGATTTATCAAGAGTTATCTTATGACGACTTGTCAGGTGTATTGAATGAATGGTTGAACCCATCAGAGGAATCAGAGGGTGAATCAGAAACTCAAGATACCGTAACAAGTTCTGAATTAGAGTCTTCTAAAGTGAAAGACACTTCAGAAGCTTTTGATGAATTATTTAATTCGTAAATTATAACAAGATATGGGAGTCATATATTGTGGCTCCCATTATTAACTTAGGAGAAAATGAATGTCAGTAAATGATGTATTGGCCGATACTTTGGCAAGTAGTCTGAATAAAAAGTTTAAAGACACTAAAGTTGCATACTTTTTAGATGGAAGTGATTCCACACCAACAGACATTAGAGAATTTGTTTCTACAGGTTCTTCAATGTTAGACTTGGCAATATCCAACAGACCTAATGGTGGTATTGCAGTTGGTAGAATTACAGAAATCAATGGATTAGAATCAAGTGGTAAATCACTACTTGGTGCACACATACTTGCAGAGACTCAGAAGAAAGGTGGAGTTGCAGTTTATATAGATACTGAAACTTCAGTTTCTCAAGAGTTCATGGAAGTTATTGGTTTAGATTTAAATAAAATGTTATATCTACATTTAGAAACCGTAGAAGATATCTTTGAGGCAATTGAAGAAATAGTAACAAAAGTTAGAGAAAGTGACAAAGATAGATTAGTAACTATCTTGGTTGACTCACTCGCCGCCGCATCTACTAAAGTAGAATTAGAGGCAGACTTTGATAAAGATGGTTGGGCAACTGCCAAGGCAATCATTATCAGTAAGGCGATGAGAAAAATCACTCAACTTATTGGTAGAGAAAAGATTGCACTCGTATTCACAAATCAATTAAGACAGAAACTTGGAGTAATGTTTGGTGACCCTTGGACGACAAGTGGTGGTAAGGCATTACCATTCCATTCATCTACAAGAATTAGATTGAAGAATATGGGACAAATCAAAGATACAGGTAAGAATGTATTAGGTATGAAGTGTAGGGCACAGATTATTAAGAATCGTTTAGGCCCACCTTTGAGACATGCAGATTATGATATGTACTTTGATAGAGGTATAGATAATTATGGTGCATGGTTAACCGTATTGAAAGAACACAAGTTAGTAAAGACTGGTGGAGCATGGTATACATTGGTAGACCAAAATGGTGAAGAACATAAATTCCTATCTAAAGATTGGGAAGAGTTAATCACCCAAAATGATGAACTACGAGAGTATGTATATCAAATCATTTGTGATAAGGTTATATTACAATACAAGGAAAAACTTGGTATTGATGATGTGGAATTCACAGATGAGGTTCTCGGTGACTAACAAACGATATCTTTCAATACTTGATGAGATAAAGAAATCTGGCGGTAAAGTAGATAGTGGAGAACCAAACGACTCGGTTTTACTAATAGATGGTCTGAACACTTTTATTAGAGTGTTTTCAGCAATACCAACTACTAATGATGATGGGGTTCACATTGGTGGAATAGTTGGTTTTTTAAGGTCAATTGGTTACACTATAAATATGGTAAGACCTACCCGAACCATTATTGTATTTGATGGTAAAGGTGGGTCTAACCGCCGTAGGAAAATCTTTCCTGAATATAAAATGGGAAGAAAAATGTCTCATCGTTTGAATAGAGCAAATGATTTTTTGACTCGTGAAGACGAACAGAAGATGATGATTCATCAGTTGAATCGTGTTGTTGAGTATCTTGAATGTCTACCTTTAACCATAATCAATATGGATAATATTGAGGCAGATGATGTCATTGGTTATTGTAGTAAACATGTCTTCAAAGACAAAGTTACTATTATGTCTACTGATAAAGATTTCTTACAATTAGTAGATGAAAGGATTCAAGTTTACTCACCTACAAAAAAGAAGATGTACGATGAAGAACGAATCAAAGAAGAATTTGGTATCAATCCTAAAAACTTTTTATTGTATAGAGTTTTAGATGGAGATAAATCAGATGGTATACCTGGTGTCCATGGAGTAGGGTTAAAAACATTACTCAAAAACTTTCCATGGTTAAGTGAAGATGTTAAGTATACCATCAATGATTTATTAAAGAGTGCATCTAAAAAACGAAAACAAGTAAAGTTATGTGAAAACATTTGTAATTCAGAAGAACAAATGTTGATGAACAGAAGACTAATGGATTTGGATGATGGTATTATGGGTGGTAGTAGTAAACTAAAAGTACAGAATATCACATCACAACCAATCCAAAGAATGATTAAACATAAATTTCAAAAAATGTTTCTTGAAGATAAAATGTATACTGCCTTACCAAACTTGACGAGTTGGTTAGCAAATACATTTAATAGATTAAATTTTATGGCAGAGAAGACACATGGGTAGAAAACGAAAATATTTCTCAGATAAAGAAAAACGAGACGCCCAAAGAAGATGGCAAATGGAACATTACAAAAGAAATGCAGAAGAGATAAGAGCAAAGGCTCGTCAAAAATATCGTGAGAAAAAGAGAAAAGAATTTTATGATAAGAAAGTACAAGATATGTATGGGAACATTGAGTGAGTAATAGTAAAACATTTTGTCCCTTACCATTTGTACATTTATATGCACAACCATCAGGTCATGTGAAACCTTGTTGTATTGCAGAAACTATATACTCACATAATTTAAACAGAGAATCCATAGGTGAAGTATTTAATTCAGAAGAAATGAAAAAACTTCGTATGGATATGTTGAATGGGGAAAGAAATAAATTATGTGATATTTGTTACCTTGCAGAAGACAGAGGTGAGGTTAGTGCACGACAAGGATTTTTAGAACCAAGTAATAATGAATTTGAAATACCAAAAACTACTGATGGTGAGGTTCCATTAGAGTTTCAGTATATTGATATTAGATTTTCAAATCAATGTAATTTT